AACCACTACAGAATCAGCAGAACCGCCTGTCGCCCCAGCAGAATATCCACCACCATTACCAATTAGCACCCTACCCGCACCAAAGGCAACCCATGTGCCTACCCCAAATAAACTAGCAGGGTTAGTGCTGACTGTGCTTGTGTAGATTGAGCCAACTGGATACAGGGTATTAGCAATAGTGGCCAAGGGTGTAGCCGCCGCCTGAACAAATGCAGTTGTGGCAATTTGTGTGGTGTTGGTTCCAACTGACGCAGTAGGGGCAGTGGGTACACCAGTCAACGCCGTGTTGACATAGTTGTTTGCAACCACAATGTCTGTGCCGTTGGATACAAGCGTAACCTTAGACCCGTTAATAACGGAAACACCAGTCTGTCCACTTACCTTGACGGTAACTTGGCCTGACGCCGTGTTGTTATAGATGTAGTACAGCTTCTTGTTAGAAGGAACTATTAAGTTGGTGTTGGTTCCACCCGTTCCTGTCAGCTCAATGAACATGTTCCTAGCCACGCCCGTCGCGCCGTTGGGGATCGTGATTGTGGTGTCGGTTCCTGTAGCAACGGCCTGAGTCACATAGCCGGAAATGGCTTGCTCAATGAGCGTCCCAAGGTTTGTATTGGTAGTCGATCCCCAGTTACCAGCCTGCTCGCCAGCACCGATCAGTTCTATTGCCAGATTGGTTGAGTACGTACTAGACATGTTGTTCCTTTACTGTAGGTTGTTGATTGTCTGCCAGCCTGCGGAATTCGTTGTGTTTACTAACGTCCAGTTGGCAGTCTGGTCATCAATAATCTTGATCCAACCTGACACTTGCGTATTGTCTGCCATATTGATGTTCTCGGCAATGGCGGCTACGAAGGCGGCTTGAATTGAAGGTACATCCGCAGGGTTGATGTTTTCTATGATTGTCAGGTAGACATTTAGAGCCGCCGTAAAGCTATCCGCTGCACCAAAGTTTTCGGTAATGTCCGCAAAGAATGCATTAAAAATATCAATTACATCAGCTACGCCTATGTTCTCAGTGATGCTGGCCGCAAACTGAGCCGCAATAGATTCAACGTCTTCCAGCGTTATGGCTTCTGAAATAGCCACAGCAAACTGCGCCGTCATGGTTTGGGCATCAGCAAGATTGACGTTTTCTGCTATGTCTTGTACGAAAGCAGAAGACTGGGTGCTGGAGTCGTCTAGAGTAAACGGCTCTGCTCTACTATTGAGCAAGGCCACAAAGACCGCTTGGCTATCCGCCATTGTTATGGCTTCGGCACGGCTCACAGCAAACTGAGCAGAGATGACTGGGATATCCGCTGGCAGCAAATTTTCAGTGATGGATTGCAGGAAGGTAGATGCTTGTGTGCTGGAGTCGTTCAGCGTGATTGCCTCTGTAACGCTGCCAAAAAAATTACCACCTACGTCATTCTCAACGTCCGCAACCCCGATATTCTCGATGATGGAGTTGAGCAGAGTCTGCGATTGAATGCTGGAATCGGCTAAGCCTATGTCCTCAGAGATGGACAGAAAAATCCCAGTTGTGCCTAATGCAGCAAAAGGGGATTGGGCAAAAGCCGATATTCCAAACATTTATTACACAGCAACCCATGCTTGGGTTTCTTCGTTCCAAGTAAACGGGCCACCTTCTGTAGGCATGGCAACAGGAGCATCCCACAAACAAGTGTCTTCGTTCAAAAGCCAGCTTGCGTAAGGCTGTGGAGGGATAAATGCATCACGCTGCTCATCGTAGGTGTAGCCAATGCCAGCGTAGTTTTTACGCAATGGTGTGCCGCCATTAGAGTGACCGCCACCATGTGTGTTGTATGAAGTTTGAACCCAACCATGACCAAATACGCCTGTGTCAATAACGTCTTGCTCCGCAACAATTACTTGTTTAACAATGCCGTTTTCAACTTTTGCAAAATGTGCCATGTTTAATCCTTTATTAAAGTGAATTTAAATACCCACTAGACGTAAATGTGTGGATAGTATTGCCGCCACTTGATGTAACTGTTCCACCAGTAAATTTTTGTGCGCCAGCGTAAGAAATGATGACTACGCCTGATCCGCCTGATCCGCCACCGCCGTAGTTTGAGCCAGTTGTTGATGAACCACCGCCACCACCGCCGCCAAGGTTTGTAGTTCCGTTGCTTCCGGTTCCGGGTCTTCCGTTGTTTCCATTTCCACCGCCACCTGAACCACCAGTACCAGCAGTTCCGCTTGTGCGGTTATCACCACCACCACCGCCACCGCCACCTGCATAAGTTACGCTTGAGCCACTTATAGATGATGCTGTGCCATTGCCACCATCTCCACCAACGCCATTTCGTTCTGAGCCAGTTCCAGCAGAACCAACTGCACTTGCACCACCGCCACCAGAACCGCCAGCAGCAAAACTTGTTCCACCACCAGCAAAACCTTGACCAGTAACTCCTGTGCCACCAGTTAAAGTTCCGCCATCATTTGAACCAGAACCGCCTCCAGAACCGCCACTTAATCCATTTCCTCCGTATGAACCACCACCACCGCCACCAGTAGAAGTTATTGATGAAAATACAGAATTGCCACCGTTTGTACCGCTACTAAGTGTTGTTTGCTGGGCAATACCAGCACCACCAGCGCCAACGGTAACAAGATACGTTGAATTGTTAATAATTAAACTTGAACCCGATAGCAAACCACCCGCACCACCGCCTCCGTGATTACCCGCACCACCACCACCAGCAACGATTAAATAGTTTACTGAAAAAGATGCAATAGGAGCAAGCGAGCCTGATGTAACAAATGTATGAATAGTGTTACCACCGCTTGATGTGACTACGCCACCTCCAAATTGTTGTGAGCCAGCATAAGAAATTATTACAACTCCCGAACCGCCGTTGCCACCAGCGCGTGTGCCAGTAGCAGAACCTGTTTCTCCACCACCGCCACCGCCTGTGTTTGCAGTTCCAGCACCACCGGGTTCAGCATTACCAGAGCCTCCGCCGCCGCTACCACCAGCGCCACCAGCGCCGCTACCAAGACCGGGGTTACCACCACCGCCGCCGCCAGCATAATAGGTTGATGTACCGCTAATTGAAGATGCTGTACCAGCGCCACCAGCATTACCGTTTGCACTTCCAGAGCCTCCAGCCGCACTTGATCCACCGCCGCCACCAGCAGCAGCGCCACCAACACCAGCGCCGCCAGCATTACCTTGACCAGAAACACCAGTACCACCAGCGTTAGAGCCGTTACCACGACCACCCCCACCTGAGCCGCCATTACCGCCAGCTAAAGTGCCCGAATTTCCGCCGCCGTAACCACCACCAGTTGTGGACGCAATGCTTCCAAATGATGAGGTTGATCCTTGGGTCGCAACCGATACGTTGGGATATACACCGCCAACGCCACCAGCTCCAACGGTTACCACGTATGAAAGCGCGGGGTTTAGAGAGGTTGAAGATGCAAGCAATCCACCTGCACCGCCACCGCCGCCGCCGTCTGCACCGCCACCCGCACCACCAGCCACCACAAGGTAACTAGCAGTTACAGGAGAAACGCCACCTGTCCACCCAAAGGCGGCTAGTGACGCTGCACCAATTTTGGATAAACGTGGCATTGTGAATCCTTATGCGAACTTAGTCTGCGCGGCGAGTACAGTAAATGCTGCACTTCCCGTTTTAATAATCACATAAGTGTAGCTATCAATTGAGCTTGCGTTGCCGCTTGTTGGGGCCGTGCCGCCTTGCCACTTGGGAGTTACGGAAGAGCCGTCAATAGTTACGGCTGAATTGTAGTAAGCAGTAGCACCTTGAGTCACCAAGAAGGTTGCAGAGATGGATTCGCCAGTCTGCATCACAGTGTTCAAAGATGTACCAGACGATCCACGGAAGTTCACTGTCCAGTTGCCTGATGCGTTGCTGGTGTAGTACAGAACGGACTGTGTAGTCACGTCGTAGTTGATCGTTCCTGTAGCTGCTGTTGCGGAAACAGTATTTACTTCGGCAATGTTAGGAGTCTTGAAAGCAGACTTAGAAGACGAGCCAGCGGTTTGCAAACCAGAGGTTGGAGTGGTTGTGCCGATGCCTACGTTACCGCTGGAGTCGATACGGGCGCGTTCTGTGCTGCGAGTCCAAAATGAAACGCCTTCGCCACCTGTCCCTGTAAATGAACGGGCCGCAACTACAACTCCAGTAACATATCCAGATGTGCTACCCGCACTTATTTCATAAGCTCTGTCATCATAGTAGGTGTGGATTGGGTTAATTGATGCGGTTGAACCATCTGATATTAAACGTCCAGCAGCAAGATTGCCCGCTGCCAAAATACCACTACCCGACGTTGCTAAAGACCCGCCTGTTACATTTAGCCTAGTCGCTGGAGAACTCGTCCCAATACCAAGCTGCCCACTTGCATCCAGAGTCATCGCCTGAGTTAAAGACGCTGTGTTTCCCGCTGTGCCTGATGGCGCATTTAGCCAAATATGTGAACCTGCACTTTGTATATAGTAAGTAGCCGCGGCAGTAGTTTTGTAAATCCAATTTGAGCCGTTGTAGTATATGTTTTGCGCTAAATACAAAGCCCCCGCAGTATTACTGCTAATTGAACCACCCAAAAATTCAACTGCCTTTGAGGGGCTTCCAGACCAAGCACTCGGAGTAACTCCCAAGCCTAGATTGCCTGAGGCGTCGAGGCGCATGCGTTCGGTGGCATTGGTGTAGAACACCATTGGGTAAGCGCCGTCAGCGTAAAGAACACGGGCGTTTGCTGTGCCGTAAAAGGCACCAGAAGCGTCGTCTAAGCCAACATAGAAGTTCCCGTTATCGTTTTGCGCTCTAAAACCGTTGTATGTTGTACTGTTTGATTTAACACGTGCAAAAACAGCCGAACCTTGCACATCCAACTTTGCTGCTGGCGAACTTGTACCAATACCCAACCCTGTTGTGGTTAAGCGCATACCTTCAGTTAACGCAGCACTTCCACCGCTATTTTGAGTATAAAACGCCATTGCACCTGAATAATCACTTGCAGTAGCAGATGCTTTAAATCCTTGAATACCAGCAAACGCATAATTTGCTGTTGAATTGCCTGTTTGCCCTTCAAATATAATTGAAGGCCCTGTACCAACAGCCGCAGTAGCCGTTGACCTTATTCTGATTAAACCATTTCCAGTTGAATTTGATGGTGCAGAGCCGTCTGTTGACGCAACATTAAAAGTTGAAAGACTGCCACCGCCACCAACACTAAATCTAATATTGGCGTTATCCCAAACAAGATTAGCACTTGAACCAAACGCAGATGTGCCAGCACCAAAAGGAATATATCCTGCTGTTAAGGTTGTAAGTCCTGTACCGCCCGCTGCAACAGGCAAAGTACCCGCAGCCAGAGCAGAAGCACTTGTCGAATACAGCGCGTTGTTGGCCCCGGTAAAGGTAGTTAAGCCTGTACCGCCGTAGCCTGATGCAATAGTTCCGCCATTCCATGTGGCGTTAGTTATTGTCGCTGTACCAAAATCTGCGGTAGCGGTATTGAAGTTATAAGTTCCGGGCAGGAAAGAATAGATGCCCCAAGTACCCGAAGCAGTGGCAATACTTGTTGCGCCTAACTGAGAAGCGCCACCAGACGGAATTGTTTCAATCGTTGCACTACCATTGTTTGTAATGGTCAAAGTACCCGAAGAGCTGTTTACAAAAATAAAACTATGCCCAAGCTGCAAGGTTGTAGCGTCAGGTAGCTGGAATGTGTGAGTGGTAGAGCCAACTAAAATCTGAGTTCTTGAAGAGGCTACGGTTAAAACCGTTGTACCACCAGATGCCGTTGTTGCCGTTGTGCCCGGTATGAAGTTATTAAACGTGACGTTGGCGCTTGCATCTCTTAATACAACCGAGTTGGCACCAGAAGAAGCAGTTACGCCTGTGCCACCATAAGCCACGGCTACAGTAGAGCCTTGCCAAGTACCAGAAGATACCGTACCCAAAGCACTGACGTTGTTAGACCCGTCTAAATTGACAGACTTACTAGATGGGTAGGTGACAAATACGTTGACCGTTCCTGTGAACGTAACCGCTGATCCGGAGTTGCTGGAAGACAGAATGGTCGTGCGCGTGAGCGTCGGGCCAGTAGTTGAATACGTACCAACCCCCACCTCCCAGTTACCCGTAGCGTCAAATGCTGAGTAATAGGTGGTGTTTCCATTGCCAACCACGGCAAAAGACTGGAAGCCCGTGACCGAGCCAGTAAGCGTGAAACTTACTGTGGTGTTGGCTGTGCCAGTCTGCTGTACCCGATCATTAAGGGCAAGAGCCATTTAAGACTCCTTAAGAAGTCGCAGTAGTCGAGTAAGTAACAGTTACGGTATCGCCAGAAGTAACAGTCTTAGCAGTAGAAAAGTTGCCTTCTGAGTACAAAGTACCTGCTGTGCTAGAGATTGTGCTGACTGCGCCAGAACCTGTTACCAAGAAACAGCCATAAACCGTAGCAGAACCTGTCATGGTGTACGTAATCGCTGTAGCCGTTGAGGTGGTTACGTTCGATGGAGTTGTACCAGACGAAGTGGATGCTGCAAATACCGCTGTACCGCGCACTGCTGAACCGCCCACGGTATAGGTGGTCAACTCAGTCCATGTCTTAGAAGACATAGTGTCTGCGGCAGCAAATGTGGTGCTGTTGTTAATCAGACCTAAGAATGGGCCAACAGTGGTGTATGTTCCAGAAGTGCGCAACAAGGTGTCCAGCAACAACTGTTTGCCTACGGCCACTACCAGATTGGGGAACTCTTCGTTCCACTTGAGGTTACCGTCTGCATCGCGGCACTCTACATGGTAGTGGCCGTCAATACCCATACCTTCTGGGATAGATGCGTTAGCTTGCAATGTGGCTACAGCGTGATCGCCAAAACCGGATTGTTCTTTATGCATGATTGCTCCTTAAGCGAGTCGAATGATTGCAGACGTGTTAGTGGCTGCTGGGAATTGTACGGTAAATGTACTCGTAGAGGTCTTATCTGAACCAAAATCTAGTACGCATACTGCGGGGTTTGTGGTGCCATTGGCTAAATAAATCAAAGCACCTCTGGCAGTTATAGAACCAGTCCATGCGGCGTTTGAAAAAGAGATATAGGCAGTTGTTCCGCCGGTTGCACCAACAGTGGGAACTTGAGAGATGGTCAAAGCCTGACCGCCTGCAACATAGTTTCCACCTGAAGTCTCGCCCGTGCTTGTGTATGCGGTAGTAGTTTGATCCAATGTAGCGGCATTGGTGTACAAGGCAATCTTGTACGTTTGAGAACCATCAAAATCAAACACCCCATCAAGCAAGCCAACCTTGAATGTATTGGTAGTCCAATTTCCCGTAAACGGCATTATCTAACCCCCGAATTTTGAGGTAGAGGCGCTTCACGGTACTGGCCACTGCGATACGCATCGCTGCGCTCAAGTCCATCACCCAAACGCTTAGCCAAGGCCAGTGCTTCTTTGTACTTGGTATCGTACAAAACAATTAAATCTTGTTCGCCCTTCATGTAGGTGTACGCTTCAACCAGAGAACCATACAAGAGGACGGTATCAAAGTTATCCCCCAGCCACGTAGTACTAGCTGTAGTGATTGAAGTTGGATAGTAGTAATAGTGCAACTCCACAGAATAGGAGGCATCGGGCGTTGGGCCAACAATGAACGACAACTCGTTGGTGATTGTGCTGGTGTTGACTGTCGGGCCGAACAGGGCGTAGTACTTAGGGATGCCAACGTCTGTGGTCGGGTTAGGGTAAGACTGCCGGATGAAGTTCACATCCTTGTTCAACAAATATTCGTAGTTGCCACTGGCGTCAATGACTGCCAAAGAGTAAGTAGACAAAAAGTCTTCTGGGCAAGACAAATATTTGTTTACAGAGGTGACGCTACCCGTCACGTTTTTACGCAACGAAGGGAACTGAACCGAGTTGTAGATGCGCTGTTCCGCCTGCGCGATAATTGTATTTATCGAGGTGGTATCAAACTGATTTTGGGTGTAATCAGTTATAGCGGCTACAAGCTGCGTATAGTTCACGCCATCGGCCCCCGAGCCATTACGCCTTTAGTGGCTGCGCCAGTACCACGGATTTTAATGCCGGAGGTTTTAGGAGCGGGATAGTCATCGCGGCTGATGTTTCCAACAGACATATTGACATCGTTGGCCTTCATGCGGTTGCCACCGTCATAGCCGCTGTTCTTGATGTCCACACCACCGGCTGTAGAGGGCTGGGGGCCATTTACACGTGTAGCAACCAATGTCTCACCAGCAGGCACGGGGCGACCGGGCTTTACTGGGTTGTTGTGTGGTTTGGCATAAACGCTGGCATTACCAACTTCTTTGCCCATAACTTTTTGACTGAATTTAGCCATATCAACCGCCTTTTTTGTAGGTGAAAGAAGACTTCTTCTGATTGGCAACCTTAGCCAAACCACGACCCAACTGCTTCATTTGCAAGTTGGTCTTGCCGCCTTTAGCCAGCTTAGTCATAGGCTTGCCGGGATGCATGTGTTTTTCGTGCTTATGCACGGCACCAGCAATCATTTTCTTGTCCTGTTTTAAATCCATTTTGTCCATATTAGACTCCTAAGTTACGCTTACCGTTACTGTACCAAGTTCTACAGCTAGAACCAAGTTATTTGGCGTTAGATCAGTATCAAAATTCCTAGCTCCGCCAACCGGGTTCCACCCCCACTGAAAGATCCTGCTACCTGCTTCTGGGTAACCAAAGCCATCTGGGGACACACTATTAGTCAACAAAATCTGCAACCCGTTCTGGCCCGAAACTTGGTAGCTCACATCAGGACGTGGCTCACGCACAGCTTGCGGATCGTTAACTGGGTACATGCCCAACTGCAACTGTGGATGATCTGGATCCCAACACGCACGACAAACTTTAATTTTGAAAGGTCTTGTCTTAACCGTCTGAGTGCGCAACTCCTTAAGCATGTAACGCCCAGCACACCTATCACATTCCGCAATCGCATGTTTGCCTGACGCAAAACGATTAGGCATAGAACATGTTCCTTGGCACAAACCGCAAAGGAGATGTATCTCGGTCTTCCGCAGCGGCCAAATCCCACTGCTGCTCATATTCCATTTTTAATCCGATAACCCGCTGCTGATCCACATTGGGCAACTTGGTGCTCAACTGATAAGCCAGCCCAGCCACCATACAAGGGATAAAGCGGAATGGGATATCTTGAACCGTCACGCCGGAGCCAGCATCCTGAATACGCCGCATACGGTAGTACACAAACATGTACTGGTCACCCGGTGCGTTGGGCGTTGGCCAGACGTTGATGGCCGGAAGGTTCTGAACCGTGATAGCCGCACCCGAAGTGTGCGCGGCTGCCGTTGTGTTGTTTTGCCCGCGAGCGCAATTAAGCAACTGGTTGTTTACAGGGTCTACGTTAGGGTAGCTGATGGTTTCGCTACCAATTTTGATAAAACCGGCAGTCGTCAGATTGGCCACAGACGAAACGGTGATGGTCGTGGCAGTACTGGAAATGGTTGCAGCCAATGTGGCTGTGCTCAGGTTTTCTTGCCCAGATTGACGGTTGAACCAAACTTGAATAGGACGCCCCTGAGCTAATTTGTTTGGCAAGCTCATATAGGTAGGCTCTGCAATCCGGCTGATGTTGATATCAATCTGATTGCTTGTACCGTTGTTCTGACGGATCACAGTGTCTAACAAATCAATCGTATCTACGGGCACTGGATAGATGGCTTGCCCAGTCACCATGGGAATCTGCCCCTGCTCAACCGTCCAAAAGTTGATACCCCGATTTGCCCACTCGATGGTCAGGATGTTTAAAGACCTGCGGGCCGTGCGAAAGTTATAGCCTGTACGCAACTCCTGACCGCAACGCTCAAACGCCTCCTCAATGAGGTCGTTCATGTCGAGATTAAAGACTGAGGTTCCGGTGGTCGATGCCATGATTACTTCATTTTCTTAAGCGTTTGCGCCAGACGAGCACGTTGGCCCAGTTTGCCGGGAGCTTTAGCGGCATTAGCCAACTTTTTTGGAGGAATAGGATTCTTCGGATTGATCTTAAGCTGCTTCTTCAAAGCACCGGGCTTTTTAATTGCATCTTGAATCCAATTTTTAGCAGAACCGCCTTTTTTCATGGTTTCTACGCCACGACCTTTAAGGATGTCCGCTTGGGTAACTTTGCCATCACCCGTTAAATCAGGAAACTTTGCCATTATCGGAACCTCGCTGTTTTCTTTGCTATCGTTTTGGGTTGGGCTACGAATTGTTTTCCGGCAGCTTTTCCTGCCCGCTTGGCTTTGGTCGTTGCAGCGTACTCAGCAGGGCTGAGACTTTTGATCGCAGCTTCTGGAAGATATCGCTCACCTGTTTTACTAGACGGCTTTCCACTCTTGGTTCTCCATTTCTGGTCACCCCAATCCTTTAAGGATTTTTGAGGTGCCTTCAATCTCGATAGCCCCCGCCAGCCGCCTTATACCTCTTGGCAACAAGCTGTGCCTTACGTGCCGACCATTGCCCTGCACCGGTGCCGTGAGTTGCCGCTGCCTTTACCTGCGACACAATCCGCTTGCGCAGACTGGGTTTGGTGTAGTTACCAGCAGCATTAACCTTGCCACCCTCTTTGTACTGGGTGAAATCAGTGTCATCCCGACGAGGCTTTCTAGCCCCGCTCGGCATTTTGCTGGCGCGGATTGCGCCCATACCACGGGATGCCATCATAATTTAACGGGCGTAACCGCCGCCTTTCATAGTGACCATAGTTCCACGAGTTTTGCCCTTAACGGCGCAGCCATCACCACGCTTGGAAGCAGTCATACCACCTTTTTTCATACCACCGGGCATGAACTCACTTTTATCTTCAGCACTAGAAGAAGACATACCGCGACTTCTTGGCATGGTTGATGGTGTGGGGTTAAAGTTCTCTGCTAATTCTCTTGCAGTTACTTCACGTGATCTATCTGCTGGCTTAGCTGGGGAAGGCATGAGGGAAGCAACTTCTTTTGCGGTTGCAGTGTCAGGGCTGTCAATTGTGAGAGAACGTTCTTCAGACACGGACACGGGTGCTTTTGTTCCCGCACTGCCACGGCGAGTTAAACCACGTTCTTTGTTTAGAAAGTCGCGCAACTCCATGTTTTGGCCATACTTACTCTTGAAGTCTTCAAGCTCTGCCTTTGAAACAATCGGATTGCCTTTTCTATCCAGCTTGCGATTCATTGGATTTAATGCCATGTCGTTCTCCTTAAATTAACACTTGGCCATTCCGCCTTTTTTCATCACACGGGAACCGATGCCGTTAGGCACACCGGATCCGGCCATCTTGACTTGCATACCTTTGGTTTTACCCTTGGTTGCAACGCCATCACGGCTGGGGGCGGCAGTACGAACTTTGCCCATCGAGGAAGCTGCCATGCCGCCAGAAGCCATTTTTTGAACTTTTTTCATGCCCGCAGGCTTGCCCGTATCGGTAAACGACATGTACTTGGCCATGCCGCCTTTTTTCATACCCATCATGCTACCGGCCATAGCGGTTTTGGCCATAGGAGTTGGCTTCTTCATGCCGTCCTTAGCCGTGCTCATGCCGGGTTTCATTACTGGTTTGCCCATTGGAGAAGGAGCAACTTTTTTTGCTGTAGCCATAGTATCACCGCCTTTTGAAAATTTGCGGCCCTTGTCCGCGTTGGAAAAATCCTTGCCCACGGACTGTGGGACACCCACCTTCTTCGCAAAAGCTGGACTATGCGCCACAGCCTCCATGAAATCATGTTGTTTTTTACTTGTGCTGGGCATCTTTGGACACCTTTTTCCAACCAATCAGCACAGAAAATTCTTTGCCTGTAATCATTTCGGCAATCCGCATACCTGTCCAAATGATCGTAAACAGGGCGGCAATAGAGGGCAACATATTGGTGATCGTGGCTACAGCCGTGATAAACGACAGGCCATCACCAACTTGTTTCACTATGTCAACGGTTTCGGGTTTCATATCAGCAGTTCCACGCTCTTAGGGATTTATTGATTCGGGAATTTGGATCTCTGGCCACTTCTGGGCTTGTGTTTTTCTTCTTGTGCCCAGTCATCCTTGCGCAGAAAGAGTCTCGCCTGCTGCCGCCCTCGGGTTGAGGCCTCTTTAGCCCCGGTTTCCCCGGATTCGCTGCATTGTAGGACGCACGTCCCTTGGCGTTCAAGCCGCCTTTGGGGTTCTTGCCTTCTTTGCGAGTCCATGCTGGACTCTTAGCCATAGAACACCGTAATTCCAGTTACGGAACCCGCACTAAACGTTAAATACAAACCTGTATTAGCCAAAATACCTTCACCGGGGACTATGACATAAAACGTGTTTGGATTACTGTTGCCAGCTAAGTCCATCGTGTAGAGAACGGCGGCTGTGGCGCTACCGTCTCGGATTTCAAATGTTACCGACGTGCTTATTTTTGGGGATACAACAATACCCTTTAGCCGTGTTCGACCTGCGTAGTAAGAGCCAGCCGCGCTAAGGTGCGCACTTTTTACGTCATATTGCATCATAATCAATCTCCTCTAGAAAAGGGGCCGAAGCCCCTAAGATCAATTAGGCTGTACGGGTAAACACGTAGGCCGTTGCACTAGAGAACATGATCGTGAAACGAGCCAAGCCTGTTACACCAGAAGGCACAGTCAACAAGCCTGCACCAGCACCAGAACCAGCAGCCGCTGCGGCAGACAAAATACCGTTTGTAGCTACGGCAATAGTCACGGTGCTTGCGCCAGCGGTGTTATCAATAAACAAATCCATCACAGTACCGGCAGTTGCGCTAAGTGCTGCGCCAAGCAAAGTGCCGGTAGGCAAAGTGATGGTAGTAGCTGCGGCTGAGGTAGAAGTGATATAGCCTGTAGCAACTTGTGCTGCTGTAGCAGTTGCTGTGGCGTTGATGGCAGCGGTGCTTGGGTGATTCTGGTCAGTAAAAACCAGATTTGTAGTAGTCAGGTTGGTTACGCTAGTAGTAACGCCAAGGGTAGCCGTGGTAGTGACTGCGCCAGTGGTGGCGTCAATAGATACAGTTTGAAAGCCGTTCTGCGAGCGAACTGGGCCGTTGAATGTGGTATTTGCCATGATGATTCCTCACATGCGAGTTGGAGGGTGTCTGTCTGCATGTCGTCAGCTTGGTCTGCCTGACACCCCAAAAATCCAAGATTGGATAAATATACTCTAATAAAAAAATAATGCAACAAAAAAGGGAGCCGAAGCTCCCTTTTATTAGGCTCCAGCGGAACCGTACATGCCCAGAGGGTCAGACCAGCCGAAGCTGTAACGCTCACGAGACTTGTAACGGACGTTGCCGGTGTCAAAATCACCGTCCATTGACTGTTGCAACGGGGTACGCACGAAATGCTTCATGCCGTTTGGAACGTCTGTGGTCAGGAACCAAGCGTTTGTATCGGTCAAGAAGTGATTAATGGTGTATCCGCCGGGGATAGAACCATTGTTCTTCAATGCGTTGATGTCGTTGTCAGCAGTAGACACACGCAATTCAGTTTCCAGCAAACGAGTTGCCGTGAACTGTAAAGCGGGAGGAACCACCAGCTTGTTAGGCTTAGCAGCGATCAACAAGCCACGCTCATCAGTCCACAAGCTGATCTGAATCACAGCGTTTTCCAACGATGTTTCATTCAAGTCGGCAGGGGTAGATGGGATGTTGCTGTTGGTGCCACCAGAGATCAAAGGATGTGCTGACGAGAACAACGGAACGCCGTCACCACCAACGTAACCGCTGTTGAAACCGTTATTCAAAACGGAAGCAGCTTTTACTTGCTTGGTGTATGCCATAGCGCGAGCCAAGGCTTTGGTGTAACGAGCGGACAACGAGTCATACAAGTTGTCTTCGATAGCCTCTTCAGTCAAGCTGAAGCCCAAAGCAATGGTTTCGTGGTTGTATCGAGCAGTCCATGCTTCCTGCGCATTGTCATAAGCAATGGCAGCGCCCTCGTTCTTCACCGGAGCGGCGGAGAATCCGGACAGCTTGGTTTCCTCTTCAAAACTACGCTCCGAAGTTTCGGTTTCGTAGATCTCTTTGTGCTCTTCGCCGTATTTAGCGTATTCCAGACCAAACAAAGCGTTCAGGCCGGGGAGCAGCTCTTTCAATAGTTGTGCGCGTGAAATTGCCATGATTTAGCTCCTTATACGCCGGTTGTGTTGTTATAGCTATGGAAGTTTCCATTCCAAGCCACCAAGACTTCTGGGAAACCTACAAACGATAAAGCTGAACCGGAAGCCAGAGTAACTGAGGTATCCAAGGTCAGTGTGGTGGTAGCCACATTAATAACGGTTGCATATTGGCCAGCCAAAGTGCCAGTACCAGTCGAGCAAATAAGCTGCATACCGGGGAGCAAGCCAGTTACGGCTGCTGTCAAGGTAACAGTTGCGCTGGAACCAGAGGTGCTACCAGTACCGGTCAAGGTAACAGCAGTCTCAGGAACAACGCCAACCATGCGCCATGGCAGAGCAGTAGTAGCACGATCACCAGCACCAGAAGTGCCAGAGGTAACGACAGCACCGGAAACCGACTGAGCGGAATTACCGGTAGTTGTGCTGCCAGAAACACCACCAGCGCCACCAATCATGTACAGATTGGAGCCAACATAGTAGGGGTTCAGATAGCCAACAGTAGTGCTGGTATTAGCCAAAGAAGTACTTTGGACGGTAACCACGGCCTTCATCAGGGCGCGAGGATCGTCAACAACAATAGCTTCAATATCGTTAGCAGCGGTACTAGCAGGGTAGTACTGAGCAAACAATTTTTGGCCGGTTGTGGGGCTAGTGTAAGAACAGCCTAAGAAAATGCCGAGCGTACCAGCAACGGGGGTGCCGGGAGACGAAGCGGCGCTCATAGACGAGCGAACAATAGTTCCACCAGAGATTTGAACTACGTCACCGTAGAACAAGTTTTGAGCATAAGCGTACTCAATCGGTACTTTACGGGTAGCGCCAGCATAGGGCAGTCCGTCCAGACGGTTGAGCGGCTTAAACCCATAGGGTGCCGATACAGTTGGATAAGCCATTTAAGACTCCTTAAAAAAGATTAAGTACCTTTGCCAAAGCTACTTGAAGATTTACGCTCTCTAAAGAGCGGCATCCGCGCATCGCTTTGACGCATGAAACTATTATCTACAGCGTCCGTCTGAGCTTGTGTCTGTTTAGCAAAAAATTCATTTCGCTGGTCTACAAAATCAGAAGGTGTCTTGCAAAGTAATAGCCCGCCAATCTCAATGTTGTCTTTATAACGACTATTGGGATCAGCTAACAGTCGGAATTTGGGTTGTTCTTCGACGGGAACGGGCTCCCAACCTTCACGGAGTTTGGCCGATAGGTTACGGGGATCTGCCATGTTATTCGTCGAAACACGAATCCAGCGATATCTATACCCAGCCTGTTTGTCTGGCTCGGGCAACAATTCAGGTTGCATCCACTGCTTAGGACGCTCCACTATCGCACGTGTTTCAAGTTCTCTTGCGAGTCTATTTTCAGCCATTTTGGGCCTCCACTTTAAGGAATTCCTTCACATACTGCTCAGGAGTAATTCCAAGTTTTTTGATCGTATTCATCTGGCTCTGCTTTAGTTTGACCTTGTTGGAGGCCGTACTGCGCGTTGCCGGAGCCACAACAGTCGCAGGTTTTGCCCGTGGCTGTTCACGACCTTGTTCCACTTCCTCAATACCAAAGGCATCAGGGAACCGTTTGCGCATCGTTTTGTCCAATGTGCCGTAATACTCATCAGAACCAATCTGGACTCCAGTTTCTTTAAGTTCTTCGTGTAAACCTAAAGCAAACGCTGTCATCGCCTTACTCCGACCAAACCAACTGTTACGTTCTTGCCACGCTTCAGCCCTAGGATCGGGTTTAGGAACAGATTGTTGCTGCTGTTGTGGGGGTTGTACTTCATATTGTTCCTCTTGTAAAGAGGGTAATTTAAAGTTTTTTGCTTGAATAAGTTTCAAGTTTGCTTCTTGCATTGCCTGCTGAGCTTCAACCAACTTATCAGAATCCCCGGCATCGTAGGCTTCTTTATAGGCCCGCTTAGCTACATCCAATTCCATGGACGCATTACTCTGCACTGTGGTGGCGAATTCTTTTTCGCCATTTGTCAGGATCTGTTTAATGCGCTGGTTTTCTTGAAGTAGCTTTTGAGCTACAGAAAGTGCTTCTTGGTGTTCTCGTAAAGCAGCCTCTTTCTCGCGCCGCTCATCGTGCCAAACCTTACGCATCTGTTTAAGTTTGCTCTTAACATTGTCGTCGTATTGGTCTAATTCATCTCTTTCCAAATCCTCAACTAAGGGTTTTGGCAACGGCTGACGGCCACGATCTTCGACGGGGGTATCGTCCTCAATCTCAATTTCAATTTCGGGTGCCGCATTCTCTACGGGTTTTCCCTTACTCTCCTGCGCTACTTCGTCAGGAAACTTAAATTCGTCTTGGTCTAAAGGCATTTTGTGCTCCTTTATTTACGTTTAATACCACGGGGATCATCTACTACCCCCTCGACCGAATCATCATTGATAATTCGGAACTCTCGGCCATGGATGACCAAACGTGAACCCGCATGGGGACGCACAAGGACAAAATCACCCTTCGCGCACCACGGCCCTGTTGGGAACCGTTTCTCGTCTTTGTAGCAGTCCGGCCCCATATCAACAACAAATAAGACTGTTGTAAGAGTCTCTTCGTTGCGTATGGTTTCATCTGCTTTAATTAAACCGCTGTCTTCGTACTCTCGCTCCACTTCCGGAATGGCGCAAAGAATGCGATAGCCTGACGGTTTGGGTAGTTGTTTGCCTTTTTCCTCTGCGGTGGCAGTGAAGTTGTAGGCTCCCACAACTTGGGGGTTGTTGGCGTCTGTAGCCAACAAAATGGATTCAGTCATCCGAGTTCTCCATGGTTTGTTTCAGGTCTAGTATGTAACCCCGCATGATGAGTAGACCGCGAACCTCACCACACAGTTTCTTGTACTCCTCAAGAGAATCAGCTTTGCCGTCTGCCAGCCAATCCTTTATCTGAGATACTTTTTCATCCGCTTGTTGGACTAGAACATCAAGTGCGTTCATTATTGATCCTCAAATTTTTAAGAATATCCGCTCTGCGATCCATTGTTTGCTTCTCGCGGTCTTCTTCCATTTGCGCAGCCACTTTCAATGCGTCAACTGAAATCCGCTTGAATTCGGTTTCCTGCTGTTTGGCAATTCGCTCACGCTCAATATCCAACTGATCTGCTTTAGCAGCGGCATCAATCTGCTGTTTCTGCTGTTTGAGCATGACTTCTTGCGCCTTAAGTTGCAGCTCTTGTTGCTGCATTTGGATCAATGGATCTTGAGCCTGTTGCTGGGCTTGCTGCTGAGCCACTTGCTGCTGGTTGTTTTGCAGTAGTTGCTGAGCCGCTTGAGCCAACAATGGAGACAGACGCGCTTCGATCTCGGGGTTCATATGCATCTCTTCACCAGATTCATCCTTCTGCGGTGGCAAAGGCATACCAAGTTGTTGCTCGATCTGACGACGGTACTCAAATCCCAAGTGCTCGTTGATGTGAGCCATCATGGCCTGCTGCATGGCCTGCGCCATCGGGTTGTTCTGGAGCAACTGTCCAATCCTTGGATCTTTCATAGCTGCCGTGTGAACCGTGATGTGCGCCACATGATCTTGATACAAGAAGGCTTTGACAGGTTTGCCCATCAGCACGTTCTGGTTCTCGGTCACCGGATCGGTCGGCTTCATGTCGTCTTCCATCGGCACCAGTTTGTTCGCATCCTTGATGCCTAACACACTCAACATTTGACGGTGCAGAAGTGGTAAGTTGTACAACTGAGGGGATGCCTGAGCCAACTGCATGACCGCCTGATACTGAACAATCTTTTGCGCCATGGTGGACGCATTTGGATCGCTGACGGGAATCACATCCACGTCGTCGTAGTCAGATTTCTTGGCTTTGCGACTGCCTTCAACGGGCTGGTAGTCGTAATCTTCAGGGGTGTAGTCCGCAATAATCTTCTTAAGAAGACCCAACTCCTGCTTCATGCTGTAGTGGACACGCGCCTGTATGGCCGACATGTTCTTCAGTGTGCGCTCAAGGATTGCCAGTGTGGTGCCCACGGGTGCGTTAGCACTCATGTCGCTGATCTGCATATCCGCAGTGTTGGCAAAGCGACGGCCTTCCTCGACAACTTTCTCCATCAATATAGCAAGAACTTGTGAGGGCTCTTTATATGGCAGTGGCAACAAGTTATCTTTTAGCGTACCGCTGGCAACGTCCGCATCGCGCCACTCGCCGGGAGCAATCGGAGTGTCGTCTCCCTTAACCCGCATACCGCGAGTCTTGAAACCACCGGGCAAGTTGCTCAGCGTACCCGCATCAATAAGCTGACGCATGGTGCTTGTGGCCGACTTGGCAAATGCACCAATCAGGTGAATCAAACCAAAACAGTAGAAGCCAAAGCCCGGCACATAGCCGTAATGCACAAAGTGCTGACGCTTGGTGTGTGTCTCGTCGTCGGGCTCCCAGTTACGGCGAATCGCCAAAACACTGCCAGAGCCTTTCTCTATAGTCACTATATAAGGTAGTGCAATTCCAGTCTCTTCCCCGTTCTTGTCTTTGTGTTCATAGCCCTCAAGATCAAGGTCTATGTTCATTTCCAAGACTTTGAAGCGGTCATCGGCGGTAGCTCTAAAGCCCATCTTCTCCGCGATCTTCTTCTCGACTTCATCGAGCACGTTCTCTGGAGTGCCTAGATCAATGTCTCTATAGAACCCAGCAACCTGCAACTTGCGCAATTCGTTCTCGGTCTTGCGCATGACGTGAGTCACCCGAGGAGAAGAGTCCAAATTGGACGCGCCATACGGCACGACGATATCTTCCGCAGGGACAAAGTACGACACTTGCCTGTCAATTGACGGGTCAAAATACACTTTCTTGAACGCATTTCCTGCCAGACCCAAGCCCCACAACATGCGCTCATGCTCGGGACGGTACTCTTTCATCACGTCTGTTAGCTGGTAGTTCATGTCGTCTGCGACACGCTGAGCAGATTCTTTCTTGGCCGGTGTTTCTTTGCCAATGATCTGAGTCTTCACAGGGCCGGAAGCTGGAAACGTGGCCATCATGGTTTCAGACTGAAACTTCACCAGAGCCTCAGACAGCATCGGGTGATATACACCACACGCGCCCTCCCAAGGTTCGGTGCGGTCTTCCAGTTTCATACCCAGCAATTCCAAGCCGTCCACGTAAGTCTGCATCCAATCCTTGCGGCTGGCTACATCTTCGTCGTAGTCACCAATCAGTTCGGAAGCAAGATTCTGTAGAGCCTCTTCGCTAATGTACTCAGCCAGATTGGCACTGAAGTCTTCGTCCGATTCTTCTGCGGGCTCCATGTGGATATTTAGACCCCCCACATTTATATCCACTGATTCAGGATCTTCGATCTCAATCTCTATCTGAGGAGACGCTGCATCTTGGGCTATCAGCTCCTCAATCCCTTGGGGCGCTGCGTAAAGTGACTTCTCGATTGCCATAATTTAATCCTCAGTAGTACGGCACTTTCCTGCGGAAAGCCCGTGGTTCATCTTGTTCATCAGTATCAAGTTGAATAAAGCCACCACGTCTGTAACGTAGCAATGCCTGACTCATCGAGTCCACCATGTCGTCATGCTCGCCTGACGGGAAACTTGCAACTTCCTCAACCAGTTCCTCCGCCCAATGTGTATTGGGAACCCACACACGACCACTTGCAAATAGGTCAGCCACAGCATTCAGACGGGCTATTTTGTCATTTCCTTTGCTTGGTGTGAACTCTTGCACGGGAATTCCCATCGCCCGAAGCTCAAAAATCAGTGGACTACCCGCCGCTTTCGCTTCCACAATGCACGAGTCCGGCTCCCATTCCTTGAACTCTTGCTGCGCTCTCGCCTTCAATTCAGGAAACTCCATCCGCTTTTTAAACGCATTGAGCAAAATAATGTTGGACTGCGGCCTACCCGTGTCGTCGTCCATATAAAAAACACCCCACGTTGTGCATGCCGAATAGTCGGCCCGCTCCGTTTTAAGAAACGCCGTATCCCACGACTGAATGATAAATTCGCACGAGGGCGGACTATCCTCATCCCACACTTGCCACCATTCCCGCTTGATGATGGCCGACACGTCCGAAGTCGGCTGCTGCATGTACTGCGCTTGCCACTTGCTTGCGGGCAACTCAGTGCGCAGTGCTTCCAACTCCCTAATAGACCAAAACCCCGGCCATAGGGGTTTACCCGAAGGCAGGATTGCCGGAAACTCAATCACGCGCCACTCATCTCCGTCACGCTGCGCCGCTGCTTTGAGTGTTTGCCCCGTCAAATCTTTCTTAGACCAACGAGTCATCACAACCACAATAGCCCCACCCGGCTGGAGACGCTGACGTGGGCCGGATGTGTACCACTCGTAAGTCTTGTCGTAAATCTCGGGGTTAGTCTCAGCTATGGTCGCCTCTTGCTCCGAGTGCGGGTCGTCAATAATTAATAGGTCGGCACCTTTACCGGTAACCGCGCCACCAATACCAATAGCGAAGTAGTCCCCACCATAATTAGTAGCCCAACGCCCTGCTGCTTTTGAATCCGCTTGGAGCGAAACTTCAGGAAATATGTCCTTGTACCGGTCAGAGTCAACCAAGTTACGCACTTTTCGACCAAAACCTACCGCTAATTCAGCAGTGTGGCTGGTTTGAATGACTTTTTTACCCGGAAATTTGCCAAAAAACCAAGCTGGCAGCAGGTAAGACGCAAATTCTGACTTGGTATGCCGTGGCGGCATGTTGATGATGAGCCTTTTACACTCGCCTCGCGCCACTCGCTCAAATGCCTGAGCCATTTTGGCATGGTGCCGACCATGGATGAAGTTAGGCCACATCTCCTGCACAAACACCATGAAGTCAT